ATGAACATATTGAGTCAGCAATCTCTGGAATTGAGATTCCGTCTGCTAAGGCAGTATCTGGTGCTTCTGGTATCAAGATTGAAGAGACTGAAAATTCTGTTATCTTCAGCATCAGTGGCGATGTAGGTAAGACTTACTCAGCTGGTGCGAATATCAACATCAACAGCTCTAACGTAATTTCTGGACGTGACTGGACTACAAACATCAATTCAGCAACATCTGGAAAACTTGATAGCTCTTGGACTGCTGGTAAGGACGTAACTCCTTACTCTGCTGGAGCAAACATCAATGTAACTGACCACGTTATTTCTGGTAAGGATTGGACAAGCGACATTGCAGCTGGTATCAGTTCTTGGTCAGCAGGTAAAGATGTTACTCCGTATTCCGCTGGTAGCAATATCAACATTACAGATCATATCGTTTCTGGCAAGGATTGGAACAGCGAAATCAGTGGTAAGCTAGACAGTTCCTGGACTGCTAATAAGGACTTTACGCCTTATTCTGCAGGAAATAACATTAACATCTCAAACCATGTTATTTCTGGTAAGGATTGGACAGATACAATTCTATCTGCGGTTTCTAGCCATTCTGGTGCTACTTATACATCACCTTCTGGAACTTTGCTAGTTGACAATGAAAATTCTACAATAGATGCAACTACTTCTGGTCTATTGAAGACTACACATTATGTTGATTCTGCAGCAAATGTAAATGTAGAGGCTATTACATCTGTTCCAACGACATCAGAACCTTATAAAATAGTTGATAACATTATATCTGGTAAGATATCTGCAGATCCGTATGCCGGCGCTCTCAACTATAATACTTCCGCGTGGGTAAAGGATAGTGACGGCAATACATTAACAAGCTTCGTGATTCCTAAACTGAATCATTCAGAATCATACACAATTCCTTACACATCTACTTCTGCAGGTAATAGCCTTTGGATTAAAGCATCAAATTTCTACATAGGCAAGGCATATTATGTTGGTGCAGTCTACAGCTCTGTGCCAGTTACTGGATATGAAGTCGTTGACCTATGGGACAATTATTCAGCTGGTCCTGGTATCTCAATCAATGACCATGTCATTAGCGCCGCAGGAAGCTATTCTGGTGTAGCACCTGTTTACGTTGATAACATAAACAACGTAATTGGTGTCTCCGCTGCTTGGAAACTCTCTGCTGGTGACGGCGTTTCATTCACAGTTGATGAACCTACCAACACATTGACAGTTAACGCTGAAGGTGGTGGCGATAGAAACTACTATGAAGTTGGAACACCTACAACATCTTATACTGCTGAAGGCGATTTGACATTCAAATACCAAGCATCTCAGTCAACTCCGTCAAGAATCTATGCAAGAATCGGTTCAGCTGATGTTGGTCTACTTGCTCCTACTGACGTTGTTTCTCGTGGTATGCTCGTTACCAACTACATGGGTGGCGTTTACTGGACTGCTCAATCAGCAATCATTCCGAAGGACGCATCTGCATATGCTGGTTACTATACAAGAACCTACACAACTGCTGATGACGTTCATAGAATCGCTCCGGGTTCGGGATATCCGACAATGGACCACGACTGGACATTCAACGTCATCAACCAAGGCTCTGCTTCTATCGAGTATGACATGGATGGACACGGAACAACAGCAACACTTGATCCTGGCTACGGTATCAGACTTCACTATGACGTAGATGACAACTACCTTGATGCTGAACCTGAATACCCACTTGGTGGTGATTCTTACTGCACCAATTATGAAACGATGGATGGATATAAGATTCGTGCCGTTGCTACTTCTGCAGATATCGGAAACGAATGGAATATCATTTACATCGTAACTGGAGGCAACAACTAATGGCTGGTCTTTATAACCTAGGTCATTTGCTTAAGGGTGTCTACGTCAGTGGACGCCCCGTCTCCATGTACATTGCTGGACAGAGAATCTGGCCTGTTGAAGATCCCATAAAGCAGTACGAAAGAGTCCGTTTGACTATCGGTTGGAACAAGTCAGATAACCTTGGTTTTAATGGCATGTGGTTGAATGGACTTCGTGCAGACTTTCCTGATGACTGTTATGCAGGTCAGTATTACAACGGTTCATGGAGTCCTATAAACAGCACAGAAATGTCAGCAATCTGTCGTGAATCGGCTGGTGCCGGAACAGCATTCTATTGTCAGTCAGCAAGATTTGACTTCAGTGGTAATCAGCCTTCAGGATGGAGAAACATTGCTTGGACAACTCAACAGTATTACCAGCCTACTGGAACTGTTACTGCTGAGGTATGGGGTAAGAATGGTAACCTTGAAACCTTGCTTGGTTCAGGTACATACAGTATCGGTCCAAGTGCTACTTATACAGTTAATTTGGAGTAATGTATGGAAATTCTAGGATACAGTTCAAATCCTTTAACATACAACGGTAAGTTCATCTCAGCGTTTGATGACGGTTTCAGTGACTTGATTCCTGACTGTATCATTAAACGCAGGTCAGGCGTATCAATGAGACCTGCACTTGCAACGAAATACTCTGCTGGTATGGAAACAGCCACACCAACGGATATTCATTTTGCGAATGCCTTTAGCTCGCCGTATCTTTACAAGAAGAAAGTTAACTTCAATACATGCACTATTCTACCGGTAACGACAGGTTCGGCATCTCCTGAACTTGGAAGCGCAGTTTACTATAACTATCCATCTGCTTCAACTGACTACATTTATTTCCATTTAAACAGCTCAGGTGAATATGACTTGACTAATGCTGGCTGCACTGGGTATGATCGTCATCCTATCAGACCTGGCGATTCAGAAATTATCCGTCTTAAGTTCTTAGGACAGTCAACTGGACCATCTTTAAACCTATCTGACTTTACCGCAGTTAGAAACTTCTATATGCCTAATCTAACTGGTGATGTTGTGAAAAACAGTGGTGGACTCCACGGCATATTCCAGTTTTCTGGTGATGTAGATGACGGAGGCACAGACAATGCAACTGACATTCATATAATGTATCAAAATGGAGGATATTCTGCTGGAGTTGTTAGAGAACTTGAGAATTTCTATGCACCTTTGGATGACGGCGGATATGATTCATGGGGTGTTGGTTGGGGTGCTATATCATCCGTAAAGAATGTGCATTTTGCCGGATACGCATACGGTGCTATTGTTGGTGAAGATGGTTTCCTTCCTGGCATAAAGTACATTGAGAATCTGACTGCAGTAGTAGATCCTGGGCGTTTAAGCGCAAGTAACGTTACTGTAAGAGGAAGTAATTGCGTTAACTTTATATTGAGTAACAGTGACATTGATGGCGCGAACAGTGGTTTAATTGGTTCTACAGGGTCAATTATTGATGGAGAATTAACAGCTAAACATGATGATTCTCCATACAATCGCTTTTACTCATTTGACTCGTGCCAGCTAGGAACAAGACATCCATTACACATAACAACTGACAATCAAGTACATTCTGGAAGTACATACCCACCACCACAAGTACCAGCTGGAACATATAACTGGAATGAAGCAAGTGGCTTTAGTGCTTATGATAACGGAGGTTATCAGGCATTCTTTAAAAACTGCACTGGTGGCAATGTAACATTTACAGTACAATAGATATTATATTAAACGAATCGGGCGTATCCCGACGGAGGACGAACATGGCAAGAAAGAAACAAATCATTGAAGAAGTATGTACTGCTCCTGAGGAAGTAAAGATCGAGATTAAAGATCCAATCAAATCACTTCAGGAACAGATAGACAAATTAACACTTATCATGACGCGCATTGAACAGCGTCTTGACCGCTTTGGAGGAGGCTACTAATGGCAGGCGCTCCAAAGATGTCAGAATCTCACCACAAGATCATTGGGAATAACCTTCTCAACGATTACGAGTTGCGTAAGAAACAGATGATTTACTTTCTTGAGTACATGGACGCTCCTTCGTTTGAACCACAGCAATCAGATGGCGTTCATCTAAACAAGCAAGCGATTACATTCCGTCTCATGAACCATCAGGGTTGGGGTAGAGGCGACCATCTTGACAATAAGCCTTCATACGCTTCTGTCGCTAACTTCATGAATTCTATTCAGGACTATCTTCCAAAGCATTTGATGCGAACAGTCCCGAAAGATAAGATAACAGCGTCACCTCTGTGGAAACGTAATTCCTTTGGACCAGACAATACATTTGCTGAAGATACGAAAGAATTGCTTGACCAAATGGTTGACCGTCTTGAAGTTCTTAAAGAGAAGATTGAAGATAAGTTAACTTCTGGCTTCTATTACAGCAACAAGAATCAGTACCTTGAAATTCTCAAGAGACGTTATAAGTCAAACTGGTCAGAAAGAACTGAACAGCAAGTTGACGCATCAGTAAATGGACCATCAAAGATAAAGATTTGTTTCGACGATGAGTAAAGCAGTCAATGAATACAAGATTGGTTGTATCCGAGTTGTTGACTGTAGCGATGGGACAAGAGAGATACATTATGATCTTTTGCCTCATCAGCGCAAGTTAAGAAAGTCAGAAGAGCCAATCGTTTATTTCCGTGCCGGCCGTGGTTCCGGTAAGAGTGTTGCTGCTGCAACAATCGCTGTTAATGCGCTACTTAAAGGACAGCGCGTAATCTGTCTTGGACAGACAGCACAAGCAATTCGTGAAGTTCTTGTCCCAGAGATTACCAAACAGCTACAAGTAATTATCCCAGGCGAGTATAAGTGGAATCAGACTTCTAATAAGATCGTATTTGGAGACGGCGTAATTTACCTTGCTTCATACGAGTCAATTGAGTCTATCCGTGGTTATACTTCTATCTCGCTTGCAATCCTTGACGAGGCAGCCCTTGCTCCGCCTGACATATTCTCTGTTCTAGCATTCTGTATGCGTGACTGTGCTCCGTTCGAGTCTAGAATCAGAATGATGTCTACTCCGCGTTCAGATAACTGGCTAACGAAGTTCGTCAAAGACAATAACATTCCTATCATTACAGCGAAGACAAACGACAACCCAAACATTTCTGAAAAAGAAATTGAGTTGATGCGTAAGACCTGTATAGATGAAAATGCCTGGAAGCGAGAATTCTACGGTGAAGAAGTTGATGACTCCACTGACGGCATTCTATTCACACAGCAACTGCTCAATACTGCTTGTCAGACAAAACGAATGGAACGTCAAGGCTATAACATTGGAGTTGACTGTGCTGGTCTAGGAAACGATATGAACGCAATCGTCGTTCGTCGTGGTAATGAAATTGTCAAGATAGTTGAGAAACGTCAGGCAACAGCATCAGAAATGTGCAGTATCATCAAGGGAATAACTGTCGAGTTTGGTAAAGAAAACCTGTCTATGGTATACATTGACGCAGCATACGGTCTAGACCTTTGCGAGCGCCTCATTGAATACGGGTTGCAGGCCACCACAGTCTCTTTTGGTGCTGCAGCAAACGAATCTACCGTCTACTTAAATCAACGCGCAGAAATGTATTGTAATGCGCGTAGAGAGATGGACGATATGGGACTAATTGGTTTAACTGAGGAATTGAAGCACGAATTGAACGCAACAAAGTACATTCTTAACAACAGCAACAAGATCCAGCTGATACCAAAGGCTGATATAAAGGTCGTTCTTGGACGTTCACCTGACTTGGCTGACGCATTGGCGCTGACATATTGCGGTCCAATCATTGAAAAGAAAGTAATTGAGCGTAAAAGACAGTATCAGTCACAGTTCCTTGAGTAAGAATAATATATAGTATTGAACTGCTTGCAACGTGGGCATCAGTTCATCAGCAAATCCACGCTTAAGGTTAAATCCTATGGAAGAACAAGAAAACATTGAAACAAGTGTTAGTACCGAACAGCCTTCAGCAGCAGTTCAGGAAACCACTCCCGTCGAAAACACTGCACCCGCTGAAAATGCAGCGTCAGTAGAAAACCATAATGTAGATGTTGAGAATAAAGGGGCTCAACCAGAAAAACCGCAGTATACGGACCTTGAAAAAGCAACATACTCTTTCAAGAAGCAGTTTGCTAAACAGAAAAGCAAGTATGAAAAGCAGATTGCTGAAATGCAGAGAGCATGGGAAGAACGCTTTGACAAGTTGGAACATCCTGAAAAGTATGCTCCTAAGACCCGTGCTGATTTCGAGACCGATGACGATTTCATCAACCACCTTGTAGATGATAAAGTCCAGGCAATTCTTGCACAGAAACTGGCTGATTATCAGAAGCAGGAAGAGGAAGACAAGAAACAGTCAGAAATTGAGAATCAGTATAAGACACGCGTCACCGATAACGTTGCTAAGCTTTATCCTGATGAAGCAACACGCAAACAGTATCAAGAAGTGGTGGACAATGCCTTGAAAGATGGTCTAGGTGATGTTCTTGAGCAGGATTCCGATCTCTGTCAGTATATCATGCTTAGCCCTATGGGACCGAAGCTGATGTATGAATTGGCAAGCGACATCAATGCTGTTGATAGTCTATTTGCCGAAGGCGTCACTCCGATTGCAAGACAGTTCAAGATTCGTGAAATGGAAGCAAGATTGGCAGCACAAGTTCCGCCGCCTCCCGCAGCTCCTACCGCACCGACTGCCGTGCAGACTCAACAATCAACGAAGCCAGTTGTCGTGGGACAGCCTGGCAAAGCAAAGGAAACTCCAAACAAAGATCTATTTGAAGATCCTAAAGCCTTAAGAGATTTCCTCAGACGTTAAACAATTCTTTAGAAAGGTAAAACATTATGGCAAATGAATTTAGCAATACAAAGAAAGTGAAAATGATTGCGACTGAAGTCGCTGACAAGTGCCCATACTTGAAGGAAGCAACCTCCTACATGACTCAGGGTCAGTTGGATGGCAAGAAGTATGGACGTACCTATAAGGTATACATTCCGGACCCGGGTAAGGTAGTTGACGGTTTGGACGCAGATCCTGCCGACATCACTGAAGTTGAAGTTCCGGTTACCCTAGAAAACAAGAACACTTCTTTTGAAGTTAATGTTTGGAACAAGTTGACAGACATTGAGGACTTCAAGAAGGAAATCGTTAAGCCGAAGGCCGTTCTTTTGGCTCAGTCTCTAGACAAGGCTGCTATTGATAAGACCATTTTCAACGCTGCACAGGCTGTTGTTGGTTCCGCAAACTTCGCTACTTTGTCTGATGCCTCTATGGCTCTTGATGAAGCAAAGGTTGCTGGTACTAAGGTCTGCTTCGTAAAGCCGACTGTTGCTGGTAAGATCGCTAACGGTGGTCTAGCAAACTTCATCCCTGATGACATTCAGCGCGACATCTACCGTGAGAACTATCTCGGTCAGTACGCTGGTGCCGCAGTGATTAACGAAGCTAACCTCCCAGTTGTTGATGCAACAAACATCTCTGCCGCTGCTGCTTCTGTCACATTGACTGACGTTTCTGGCAAGGGATTTGAGCCGATTACATCTGTATCTGGCACTGGTCTCAAGGCTGGTTGGGCATTCTCTGCTGACGGCTTGAAGGTTGTTGGTAAGGACGGAATTGAAACAGATCAGGATTACGCAATTATCGTTGACAAGGACGGTAAGATTCCTGAACTCCGTATCACTGTTGAAGGACAGGCATACGGCAACCCGAACGCTTGGGTAGCATCTGGCACCTCTGCATTGACTCTATCTCCGATCTTGACCGAAGGTAAGAAGTACTTTGTTGGCCAGGTCCGTACTCAGAAGGCTCTCGGTGTTGATACCTACAAGTTTGACGATCTTCCGGGATCTGAAAACGCAACCGAAACAGTTGACGGTATCTCCATTAAGATGTCTCAGTATGGTGACGGTAACCACATGAAGGTTCTTGGCCGTTTGGATGCTCCTCACGCATTCACTCTTCCGGAACAGCGTGAAGCAGTCGCCGTTTACTTCGAGAAGTAATTCATAGGAGATTTTGTTCTCCAAAACAACAGGCATGGGCTACGTCTCGTGCCTGTTTCTTTATAAATACCCATAGGAGGATCCGTCCAATGGCAATACAAGTAAACAGTTTAATTCAGCACGCCTTGCAGAAATGTTCGCTCGTCGGAGACGGACAAAACGCTACAGGTACTCAGGTGCGTGCAGCTCTAGAGGATCTTAAGTCAGTTATTGCTAAGCTAAATGAACAGAATCTTATCCTTCAAGATGTGAAGGTTCTTGATTCATTTGTTTCTGACAAGATTACATTCGCCAAGAAACCAGATAACTGGTTCGAGTATAACACATTTGATGAGATGGCAGCTGATGCATCTAATCGTCTGATTGGTGACATCGCTCACATTAAAGAAGCACATGAAGGCTTCAATTTCTACGCAATGACAAACTACTATGGCGCAAAGACATGGTACTCATTCATGGAATGGAACAACATGATGAAAGAAGCATGGCCTACCCATTTCGTTGAAGAATTGCCTGACAGAGTCACTGGCGTTGGTAGATGGATTGCTAATCGTTACGTTCAGCTTTATCCTGCTGACAAGATTCGTATTGATGGTCAGCCAAAGGTTGGTCTCGCTACTGAATACTGTGTCGAGACAGAAAATCTCAGAATAGACCCAATTAACGCTCCTGAATACGGCAATACAGTTACATATCTCAAGATTGAAATGAATGCTAGAACACCCGCTAAAATGCGAGTAACCTATCTTGAGCAAATTCCTGACATCAAGATTGAAGACACGCTCTACATCAGCAACATGTATGAAACATTGCTAGAAGATGGTCTCTGTGCTGAGCTTTGCCTTCGTTATAAGTTGATGGATCTTAAGGATACATTTGAAAATGAATTTGATAATTCTATCCGTCTAATCAAGAGAACCAACAATGCTAATCGTCCAATGACCTACGACTTCATTGACAAGGGATCATACATGGACAATTACTATAATGGATTCTCTCCAGTTCAGTGGTGCTAATATGCCTCAGTCAAAGATAACATATTCCTTTGTAGGTGGTACCGGAAAGACTACATTCCCGAACATTGAAGGTTCGGCTATCTCGCGTAATATGTTTACTGAACGTAATACTGACGGACCCGAAAACAAAGATCTGCGTACCTTCATGCAGAGCTGCCCTGGTATCAAGTATCTTGACAATCTTGGTATGGGTACACAATGCGATGGTATGTATGTGCCAACGACTGGTCTCAAGACATTGAACTATACGCCTGACTTGTTCGTTGCATTTTCCGGACAGATCTGGAAGATTGACCGCGGTGGAAATAAGACAGTCATTGGCGACTATGCTCTTGGAAACTGCGTTCAGTTTGCTGAATCTGGTGGTGAAAGAGCAGTATTGCTTTGGGTTGATGGTCAGTCCATTCACGGTTACGATCTTAAGAAAGGATTGCCCGTTGAGATTACCCTTCCAAAACGCATTGATGAAGACAACAGCTACATTAAGCCTTCTCACATTGCTGTAGTTTCAGGATCTATCGTATTGAACGATACTGGTTCTGGATATGTCTATTATTCTATTCCTTATCCGCTATCACGCGAGACAAGACAAGTATTCAAAATCATCAATGGCGAAGTTCAGTATAAAGCAGATAAGATTACAGTCGATGAAGAAGATGTTGACTCCGGTGTCTACTGTTTCCTAGATGACTATGGAACTCAGATGTATTTCAACGGTGAATCTTCATCAGATAAGACAATCGCTGTGACATCAGTTGGTGCATTGCTCACCTTGTTTGGTCCATCTTCTATTGAATTCTGGCAGCGTGGTGACTCTGAATCATATCAGACATGGCAGCGAACATCTTACACAATCAACAAGGAACAAGGTCTAGAAGCTCCGTATTCTATTGCATCTATCAACCATACACAGCTCTGCATCGGTACCGGTAAGTCAAACGCTAAATGTATTTTGAGAATTGACGATACCAATGTTCAGAAGATTTCACCTTTGTGGCTAGATAAGATTCTAAATGATAACGATGTTACTGGCGTTCGTGCTTGGACATATTCAAAGAACAATCATTCATTCTACGTCTTCACAATTAAGAATGAAACATATTGCTTTGATGTATCAACAGGCGAATGGCACATTCGTTCATCTAGAAACTTCTATACAGGCAATAACAAGCCTTACATGCCACAGTATGCAGTTTGGTTCAACAATAAGATAATCACGGGATCTTGCGAGAACGGCAACTTATATGAGTTGGCTGATGATTACTATTACGAAGATTTTGATAGCGAGCATAGATTGCCTTTGCTTCGTGTTCGTCAAACTCCAGTAATCACAAGCAATTACAAACCGTTCGTGATTTATGAACTATCGCTCGAATGCAATACTGGTTCAATGACAGAATATAATAAGGAAGGTAAGGCTTTGCTTGAAATGTCAAGTGACGGCGGATATACTTATGGTAACGTCATTGAGGCATCAGTTGGTCTTCGCGGTCAGTATTCTGTTAGACTAAAATGGTTGAATTTGGGTATGACTCGTCAATGCGTCCTTCGTGTAGCATTCTCTGAGCCGTGTAACTGGGTTATCAGTGACTCTAACATCAGATTCCAGGAGCTTAATACGCCGGTATGATCATTAACGACAAATCTAGCATAAGAGACTTGCTTCAGGCAGCAGCTGGTACATGGTCACTTGCGACTGACAACGGTTGGAAGTGTCTTGAAATCGGCAAAGCACGTCTATTCAAGAAGACATGCAGCGCTGGTTCAAATGTACTACCGCAGAAATTTCTAAAAGAAAGAAATGAAGTAACCCCTGTGATTGAGTTTCGCAAGGACACGATTACAGGACAATGTTTAACCTTGCAGCAATCTGCACTTGAAGTTTCAGAGAACTGCATAGCTATTATTATACAGTTCTAAGGAGGAAATCATGGATTGGGGTTCAATTCTTGACCCGGGTGACGTATTTGGATTCCAGCAGGACGCTCGCGTTAATAGAGCAAATGCAGCTCTATCTGAAGCGAAGAAAGCTGCTGATGATGCAAGTAGCCAGAACCGTGGTCTTTATTCACAGTATCTCAATAAAGTAAATCAGAATTACGGCGATACTGCTGGTAAGTATAGTCAGTATCTACAGAATCTTGAGAATCAGGAAGTTTACGATCCTGGTCAGTTCTCGTTTGATAAGAGCGTAGATGACTATTACAGCAAGTTCGCTAACCAGAGAATTAACCAAGCAACGAATGCCTTGACTAACTCAAGGGCAAATGCTGGTGATATGTTCAGCTCTGATTATCTAAACGCTCTTGGTGCTAAGCAACAGGCATTGGCATCTGAGGAAGCAGATAAGGCTTACGATAAGTATATGAAGGATCGTCAACAGTCTCTATCTGAATTCTCTACTAACGCTAACCTTGGTCAGCAAGCATATCAGAACACATATAACAAGAATAAAGATCTTCTTGGCAATGCTCAGAACGCTCTGGACAACACAACTAATGCTTATGGTTCTTACATCAGCAACCTTGCTGGACAGAACAACATTGACGCTCAGAACGCTGCTAACTTCGCACAGCAGATGGCGGCAAACCAGAACAGCAAGAAGGGATTGCTTGGACGCATCTTTGGATAGATATAAAGGAGGAAAACATGCTACCCGTAATCATGGCCGCTATTTCAATGGCACAGCAGAAGGCAGCTCAGCAGAACGCTGACCAACAGGCATTCAATCAGATGAATACACAGAACCTGTTGGCAAACAATCAGCAACAGCCGCAGATGCCTAAGATGCAGAACGTATTCGGTTCATACTAGGAGGTCACATGGCTGTAAGCATCGCTGATATTTTTGGTTCTGCGCCCGGACCAATGGGTTCGATGTTTGATGAGCCCCCGGTCAGGGAGGTAATGGGCGCATTCCAGAATGTGCGTGTTCCAGTATCTTATTATCCTGGACAAGTGCAGAACTGGAGTATGAATCCTAATGACCGCGAATATGTTGTTGCTCAGACACCAAAAGAACATGATGATTTATTGAACAAGTATTATGCACAGCGTAAGACTGACCCTCAGTGGAAAGAAAAAGGTCGTAAGGCTGAACAAGATTCTCCTCACTTTTCTGATAAAGATAATTCGTTGAGAAAGAATCTTGGTGCTCGTTCAAGTTTCGTAACTGACATCGTTTATGATCCTGAGACACAGAGAGCAATGATTCAACTTGGTGGTGGCAAGTACTATACATATTCTTGCACACCTGAACAGTTGAGAGCATTCATGTCTGCAGGTTCACTTGGACGTGAAATCAACAACATCAAATGGAACCGTGGAACATCAATGTCAAAGACAACCGCTAGACAGCAACCTAACGTCAAATCTGGTGGAATGTCAATAAGAAATCTATTCGGAGTATAAAGGATGGCCGGCATGCAACCAATCATTCCAACTCATCTTGCCGCCGGCGTCCTTATATGCATGGTAATCATTTGACAACTTTTTAGCAGATTTTGATATGCTTTTGGAAAGGTGGTTTCTATATGTTGCATCAAATACTTTTGTTTTTTGATAGGCTGAAATTCGTAGTCTCGTTTCGAGAGAACGTTTTTTGCCTTTCACACCTTTTGAAATGTTTCTCTTGTGTTCATCTGTCATTTTCTGTTTTGAACGATGGAGTCTGGCATGATCTGTATTAGTAAGAAAGATGAGTTCACCTGGCGTTCTGTTTTCATAGAGACCATACTGTTTAAGTTCAGCCTTTGTAAAACAGCATTCTCCAAGTTTATGATGGCAATGCCACCCAACGAAATTATCAGCAAGTGCAAGCTCATAATTTTCAATTTCCGTAAAACGATCTGGACAGTATTTTTTAAAGTTTTGAATTTGTTTTTTCATATAGAAAAATTAAAAAATTTATATGTTAATGTCAATACCAAAACAATAAAAATTTCCGTTCAATGATAAATAATAGCGAGGTTTAACAACATGGCTTTAAACAATCTTATAGTCCCAACGTTTATGAGTCCGATGGCATTCCGCGACAGCGCACAGGAACTTGCTCAACAGTCAAGAGAAGGTGCTGCTGCCTTGCAGAATGCATTCAAGTTCGGAACACAGGTATACGATTACACAAAGAATCGTCAGA